ACATTGAAATGTTCTGTGAGATGTTCGTGCCCGATGATCAGACTTCCCGCGGGCATCGTTATCTCGCGCATATAGACGCCCGGAGCAAAGTTATGCTTCAGAGGACATTCAACTTGCGGAAAGTTTAGCAGTTGCTCCTCAATGGCCTCAATCTGCTCGTTTATAGGAACTGACAAGTCAGCACTCATTACGTCACTTCCCTCCCTGAAGCCATGATGGTCAGCGCGGATGCCGCGCTTGCCAGAGTTGAAATAGCCCCGCCTGACTCAAGGATCTGCCCGATGAGTTCTGGGCAAGCATAGGTCTCATTGGGGACGATGACTTTCGAGGCCAAGATGCGGTTTGAAGCGGCGGCGCTTCCGGAAGGCGTAATCAGGTTCACCGTGATGGTGGCGTTGCTCGCGGAGGTGTTGGTCACCGTGAACTTGTCGATGATGCACTTGCAAGAGATGGCTGTGTACTGCGAGGTCTGCGACGACTCAGCCTGCTTGGGCGGGATGATGTTTTTGACGGTTACAGCCATGTCAGGAGATGTTGTTGGTCACGCTAAGGATTGCGGATGGTATTCCGGGCACCGGTGGGGCTGCGGCCAAAGCTTGGATAGTAATGTCCACCGTGTCAACGGCCCACATCAACTCCAAGTAATCTCCCGCAGTCATCTTATACACGAAGTTCCACGCTGCAACAGTTTCCGCATTGTTTCCTTGCAACCTGATTTGCGTTGCCGAGTTAGTTTGATCCACGCCGTTGATTCGCGCCCACAGGTGAAAGAGTCCAACGCCGCCTGAAACCTTGTCGAGCTGTATTGAGAACTGGAAGTTGTACACCCCCTCAGAGTCAACGTAAATGCGGCTTGCAGGCGTTCCGATGCGCACGCCGAAGCTAAGGTCGGTCGAGTTGAACGTGACGCCGTAGGCCGTGTTTATGGCCGCTGCGGTTTGTGTTGTGGTGTCGTAGAAAGTGCCGTAGCGCGGCGCTTTGTGTGGGACTACCGGCGGAGCAAGTGCGAGAAGAGCAACTTGCTGAGAAAGCTGCGTGAGCGAATCGATTGCTTGCTGCGAAGCAGCTTGCGAGTTGTAGGAGTCAACGGAACCGTCAACGACTCCAGTGGGGACGTAGTTGAAGAGTTCTTCAAAGGCCCGGATGAGGCGCTGGTCGGGCAAGAACTTGGCAAGGTCATTCCGTGTTGGCTTGATGTAGTTCGCCATTTACCACGCAAGCGGCTCAAGCCGCGCCTCCAAGCGGGCAAGAGATAGCTGCGCATCGCTTGTCCCGCGAAAGCGATACGTTCTCCAGTCTGCCATGCGCCCATTGCGCATCCATGTAAGACGCTTATTGCGTTCCCCGGTCTTGCCTGCACTGATACCGCGCTCTTGCGAGTAGGTGATGCCGTCTGCCGAATAGCTCGCGAAGATGGTTGGGTTCACGCCAAGGGCCATGCGACCCGTGAGCGCCACAAGCTCAAGCTCATGGAAGATGGCGCCCTTGCCCTCGTTGTAGAAGATTTGGGTCTCAAACTGCCAACCGACACGCTCATCCCAGAGCGTTGAAACGTCCTGCACCGCGTAGCCGAGGTTGCCCGCAGAAGTGTCCCCGCAAATCCACTTGCCATATGCCAAGATGAAGTTCCGCGCACGATATGGCGTGTCAACGTACAAGCCGTCCGCAAGCGTGAACCAGATGGCTTGCTGGGCGATTTGAGAGCTCGCGCCGTCGTAGACTAGCGTGTGGTCTGGAAGATGGATGTAGAGGTGGTTAAGTCCGTTGTAGAGGCGTGTTTCACAGATAGTGTTAGCCAGAGCAGCTTCACTGTAAGTTGCCAGAATCTGGTCAATCTCGCGTGTAGCGATTTTGACGGTGTTAGCCCCTGACGCCAACCACACCGAGATTGCCTCGTTTCGCCCGCCTCCGACGAAAGCAACTGAATCCAAATAGATGCAGCAGGAGTACGTTCCCACTCCGCCTCGTTGCACTTGGGCTCCCTCGATTCGAGCGAACGGGAAGGTGTCGATAGTCCCACCAACGTTGTTGAAGAGCTCGATGGTATGTCGGTTAATCGCATAGACCTCGTTCCGAAACTTCTGGATGGAGATGATCGGGTCGGGGTCAGCTTCGGAGGTTGCTTTGGCCTGAACCGTCAAAGGGTCTGTGAGGCTTGTCGTGCCAAGCAGTGAGCCGTCGGTCACGAAGAAGTATCCATCCACCCAGCAGAAGTCCGTGAACGGCCCCATGCCGTAGGTGTTCGTGAGTGTTGTGAGCGTTGAGCCATCCCAGTAGTACAGCACCCCGCTTGAGAGGATAGCGAGCAGTGTCTCCGAGTAGTCAAACGTGACTTGTCCCGTGCCGCCAACGTCGCCAAGAACCACCACGTTACCCAGCGAACTAACCGAGACGAGCTTTGTGCTCATCACGCGGTAAAGCGTGCCTTGCCACTCGATACCGCCGCGGTCGATGCCGGGGCCGATTGCGAAGTGCTTGATGCCGTCAGCGGGCCGAAGATAACCGTCGCTCAGGCCCGAAGGCTGGATGACGGGAATCATGTTGCGCGGATAGCTGCGACGAAAGTCGCCAGCTTGGTCCGTGTAGATACCGCTGAGAAGTGGGACGTGCATTACTTCTTCTTGGCGGTCTTCGCGGATGCTTTGAACGCAGCGGCAGTCGGCGCCCCCTTAGAGCCGGGCTTGCGCATCCGCTCTTTGCTGCCTGCTTCGATGCGCTCGCGCTTGGCGTGGATGTTGGCGTAGAGTCCCTTTTTCATTTGCAGTTCCAGCGTTTGAGGCTTGCGGCTTTGCGTGTTGGACGGCCCTTCTCGTCCTTCATGGGCCCCGGCATCCCGCTCATGCGAGCGCAGAACGATTTCCGACGCGCAGCGTCTTTTTCGGTCTTTGGGTTGGGTGCCGGCGCCTTAAGGTTGCTACCAGTCTCGCGGTTGTACTTGGCGCGGCCCTTGGCAGTGAGTCCTGCCCCCTGAGATACAGGGAGCTTCTCACCGCGGCTGACCGATAGGTTGACTTGCTTCTTAGGCATCTTCAGGAGCAGGCGCAAAGCTGCCGTCAGGTTGCTCGATCCAGCCGATATTGCAAGGCACGTCCGTTACGTTTACCAGACTAGTGCCAGCAGGAGGCGTAAATGGAGTAACCCCGTCCCAGCGGATGAGGTTCAACACGACTTTTGTGAGGTCGTCTACAATAGCGTATCTCATATTAGAAGTAAGTTGTTACAACAACAATGCCGTCTACTCCGTTGCCGCCAGCGCCTGAATTGCCAACGGAATCAAGCCCTGCTCCTCCACCTCCACCTGCTCCACCATAAGTCCCACCGTTTCCGCCGTTTCCTGCATTGCCAGTTACACTGGATCCGCCACCTCCGCCTGCGCTGCCAGCAGCAGGAAAGTTTGCGGTAACATTCGGCGCAGATCCACCGTTGCCCCCAATTGCTCCTCCATTTGCAGTTCCACCACTAAACCAAGTTCCAAGACAAGTTCCTCCCGCGCTCCCTGTAAATCCAACCGTTGCAGCAGCAGGGAGCCCTCCTCCTGCGCCTCCTCCTGCGCCTGAAATATTTACATTTGATCCACCAGTAAGTGTTCCTGCCCCTGCGCCGCCCGCTGATCCGTTACCCCCTTGAAACATGGCGCGGGCACTTGAACCTGCCCCAGCAGGTCCACTTGCGGTTGTTGCAATCCCAGCGCCTCCTCCTCCCGTCACTTGTATCCAAGTGCCAAACGAAGAGTTTCCGCCTGCCCCTCCAGCGTTCCCGTTTGTGCTGTTGGCCGTTACAGATGCGCCACCAGTGCCTCCAACACCAACAGTAACAGTTTCAGTTGCACCAAGTAATGTGGCTGAAATGTTGCGGGCGGAATACGATCCACCGCCACCTCCTCCTCCGCCTGATGCTTGAGAGCCAACGCCAGCTTTTCGTCCAGACCCGCCTCCGCCTCCGGCAGAGATAACAACAACGTCCACTGCAACAGCCCCAGCAGGCTTTGTCCATGTGCCAGTGGAAGTAAAAATCTGCACGTCGGTCGGGGTTGCGCTGCCGCCAGAAGATGCAATGGTGATAGCTCCATTGCCGTTCGTGATGGTGACATTGCTACCTGCCGTCAGCGTTGCCTTTGTAAGCCCGCCTGCGGTGTTGCCGATGAGCAGCTGCCCATTGGAGTAGGTGGTTTCTCCTGTGCCGCCGTTGGCTTCCAAGACCGTTCCGGTCACGTTCGATGCTGTACCGGTGGTGTTCTGGTTCAGCGTTGGAACGTCAGCGGCTTGGATTGCGCTCATCACCACGTCGGTGCCATTCCCACGAAGGTACTGGCCGGAAGTCGTTGCGCCCGCGAGATTGTCCATTGCAGCCTGCCGAGTGAGAGACTGCATGAAGGAGTCGATGTCTGATGAAACTGTGATGTCAGCCATATGCTTTAGGGTCTAATGTACCGGTCAACGCCACCGGGTGGTCGGCGATAGTAGTTCGTTCCGCCACCGGGGCGGAGGTAGTAAGACGCGGCGGGCGGCGGCCCCGGAGGGGTCACCGTCGGGCCCGCAGGCGTCTTGGAGCGCCGTCTGGATAGATATCGAATCACAGCCCAGCGCCGCAGATGAAGTTCACTGTCGTGCCAGATGGCGAGATGAGCGCGATCTTGTCGTCATCTTGGAACTTGCCAAGGGAGACTTGGCTGTTTGGCATGACGATGTAATCAGCGGTCGTTGCTGTCACTGTCCCCTGCCCGATACGCACGAACACGGGGTTAGTGGATCCGGTGTTGGTCACGCAGATACTGCGCGTGCCGGTGCGGATGGTGTACTGTGCGGACGTGCCAGTTGCTGACTGGGATTGTCCGCTGCCGTATGAGGGATTGAATGGGAGTGTCATATTAGCCTACGCGATACCATTTTTGCAGAACCGGCTCAAACCGGAGCGTGAAAGAACCGCCTGAAGCAAGTGATGTTGGAATATTGCTTCCAACTGCTCCATTGAGGTTCACCGTCAGCGAAGTAATTGTTGCGGTCGAGTTCACCAGAATCTCTTGGTTTGCTACGCACCCAGAAACCTGCGGAAGCAAGATGGTCAGCGTTGCAAGAGTTGATACTGGCGTGAGTACAAGCCACACGCTGTTGTTTGTGCCGCTGATTGCGACCGTTGACGCGCTGATTGGGGAGGAGTACTGGATGACTTTGCCATCTCCCAAAGTCGTGTTCTCTTGGATGAAGTCAGCGACCACTGCGGCAGTGCAGTTGTAGTCCAGACCGTTCTGGTTGACGGCGAACAACGTGGAGTTGTTGATGCTGTCGACGTTATCGAGATTTTGGATAGCCATGTTAGCGGAACTGAAGTTGACCGTTTGGTTCCTGCTCGATGGGAGCGATGGATGGCGCCGGCAGGAACGGCCAATCCACGTCTTTGTTGCCAGCTCCCGAGGGCATCGCCGAAGGATACTGCTGTTGCAGGACATTCGCGCTCTGCATAAGGAGCGTTTGGTAGCCTGAAATCGCCCCCAACTTGGTGTCCAAAGACGGCGCTTTGCCGTACTGAGGGGCAATCCGCATCGCCAGATTCAGGATGATGGCCTCGTTGGCGGTGATAGGGACGTTCGTCTCAGTGTCCAGATCACTGT